ATTCTTTCGAAGGTTTTGACGGTACAAGTTGGGGTAACATTGGTGGAGGAGCTTCCGCTGGTGGAGCTATTTACGAGGCATCCCAAACTATCAGTGCCGACTACACGATTACGTCGGGCACCAACGGCCTCAGTGCAGGTCCGATCACAATTGACGCTGGCGTCACTGTGACTATTCCTTCTGGTTCTACTTGGACGATTGTTTAATTATGAGTATTCAAATTAATGGAACCTCTGGAATCTCGGGTGTGGATGGATCTGCCACCACGCCTGCACTTCAGGGGACAGATACAAACACGGGTCTTAGTTTTGGGACTAATGAACTCAGTCTAAACACAGACGGGACTGAACGTTTTCGTGTTGGCTCGGCAGGTCAGCTTGGTATTGGCGGCGCAACGTATGGCACTGATGGTCAAGTATTGACTAGTACGGGTGCCAGTACGGCTCCTGCTTGGGAAGATATTCCCGACAGTGGTATTACCTGGCTTAACACGCAAGCCTCTACAAGTGGTGGTGCAATAACCGTGACTGGTATTGATACCAATGCACGTATGATTGTTGTCACTTTTTATAGGGTTAGTCAAGACTCAGGCACTAGCAATCAACTTACTTTTAGGGTTGGAAACGGTTCAATTGATACCGGAACTAGTTATTATTGGAGCGTTTCTCGAGGTAATAGCTATAACGGTACTAACACAGCACAAACCTATTACAGAATGATCGTAAGTGCTTACACAGACGAGTCTTTTAAGTACAGCGGCAGTTTAACTCTTCTTAGAACAGATGATACCAGCGGTCTTTGGTCAATTAACCATCAACTCTCTGAAAACGGCGGAGGAAATGAACCGATTAACGGAGCTGGGTCTTTTAACGGTTCGTCGATTGACAGAGTGCAACTTATTCCCGAAGGTTCTTTTGACAACGGTAGTTTCCGCGTAGGGTACATTTTATAAGGAGCTTTTATTATGGAATTTGAACTAATTGTCAATGGAAGAACTGGTGAAGTGGAGACTATTCCACTTTCTCCAGAGGTTAAGGAATTTAAAGCGGAGATGGCTGCAGCCGCGCCTGTAATGTGGGCAAAGCTGTTAAGAGAAGAGCGGAACAAGCGTCTCGCTGAAACCGACTACCTCGCCCTTTCTGACGCAACCCTAACCGACGAAATGCGTACATACCGCCAAGCACTACGCGACCTACCCGCTAACACTACTGACCCTGTTAACCCTGTCTGGCCCATCAAACCCGGAGGCACTAACTAATGACACTTAAAATTAACGGTGCAACTGGTGGCTCCGTCTCTATTGATGCACCAGACAACACAAGTCCTGCGGGAACTGACGTTACCCTGACCCTGCCGACTAGCGCGGGGTCTAGCGGTCAAGTCCTTACGACCGACGGCTCTGGAACCCTGAGCTTTACAACGCTTGCCTCTGACTCTATTACCGAAGGCAATACCACTGTCGAGTGCGTTGACACCGGCAGTAACGGTCACATTAAATTCAACACTGAAGGTAGTGAAAAAGTAAGGATTGACGCGAATGGCAATATGGCGATTAACCTCGCCCCTAGCACAAGCTCTGTTAGTGGCTCAACCTTAGAAGTGAGAAACGCTGGCAGTGGCATCGTCGCTACCAGTGCAGCAGACACCAGTTTTACTAACAACAGCTACTACAACAACGCTTGGAAATACGGGGGCTCTCATGCGGCTGGTCGCTTACAGCTAAGCGATGGCAATCTTAATTTTTTCAGTGCAGGATCAGGCACTACAGGCAACACAATAACCTTCACCCGAAGGATGGTGCTTAGCCAGGCCGGCACTTTTGGCCTGGGCTTTGGCATTGATAACGTCCCCTGGAGCGGAAACGCGATCAACGATTACAACGGCTTCCGCTTTACCAATGCGACTAGCGGTGGCTCTATTGCGGTCGGGATGAACTGCAATAACGAAACTGTTTGCGTGATGCACCGGACCAACGGCACCGGTCGGATGCTGGAGTTTAAATACAACAACAGCGTTATTGGTTACGTTAACGGTGGGTCCAGCAGTGTTTCTTACAACACAAGCTCTGACTATCGCCTCAAGGAAAACGTAGTTAATCTTGATAACGCAATCACCCGTGTTAAACAACTTTTACCTAGGCGGTTTAACTGGATTAGCGACGAATCAAATACCTTAATTGATGGCTTCATTGCTCATGAGGCAGCAAGCGTAGTCCCAGAGGCTGTTACTGGCGAGCACAATGAAGTAGAGGTTTGGAAGGAAGGCCAAGAATTGCCTGACGGCGTTGCCGTTGGTGACACCAAACTGGACGAAGACGGAAATACAATTCCCGTTTATCAAGGCATCGACCAATCCAAACTTGTACCTCTGCTGACTGCTGCTTTGCAGGAAGCTATCGCCAAGATCGAAACCCTAGAAACCGCCAACGCCTCCCTTGAGGCTCGCCTTACCGCACTTGAAGGAGGTGCCAGCTAATGTCTACGATCAAGGTCACAAACCTGCGCCACGAAAGCGCAACGTCTAACAACATCGCGCTGGACAGCTCTAATAACGTCACCACCGCCAATAACTTCACGGCTGGTGGAACGATTGGCTGCACGGGCGATCTGACTATCACCAGCGGCAACCTTGTCGTCAGCAGCGGCAACGGTATTGATTTTTCGGCTACTTCAGGAACGGGAACGTCAGAACTGTTTGATGATTACGAAGAAGGAACTTGGGATCCTGTCTACAACTTCTCATCCTCAGGAGATGCGACTGTTGTTTCGGCTGGAAGATATATCAAGGTAGGGTCTCTTGTGCATATTCAAGGTTATGTTTATATCAACAGCAGCAACTCGTTGAGTGGGAACGCTCTGATAGCGGGACTTCCTTTCGCTTCTTCAAGCTCTCCGTCTCAGAGGGTGGCTGCTTTTGCTATCAGTCAGGCTCGCGCATGGCCTGAAGATCATCCTTACCTGCGTCTTCTGCTAGAGCCTAATTCAACTGGAATTAAGCTGTTTAATAATGACACCAGTGCCACATCAAATGCAAGGCTGACCAATGGAAACTTTACCGCTGCAGCAGAAAAGAATATCATAAGTTTTAGCGGCGCTTACACTGTCTAAGCCCCAAGCCTAAACCTGTTTCATCTAGGAGATGACCCTAATGGCTTTCACCGAACGCCAAGAACACAAGATCGAAATCATCCCGCCTTACAGCATCCTGCAATGCCGTGAAGCCAACATCGTTGAAAAGGATGGCGTCGAAGTGGGGCGCACCTATCACCGCCACGTCAAAACACCTGGCGAGGACATGAGCGGCGAATGCGCCGAAATGCAGGCAGTCGCTACGGCACTGTGGACCGATGAGGTCGTTGCTGCTTATCAGGCAATGCTTGAGGCTCAGGAAAATGGCAACCCGTAAGACCATTAGCGGTAGCAAAGTAAAGCTGCCGCCAAAGCCCAAGCAGACGACCCAGGGGTCTAGCAAGAACAGCAAACCCAAACGGGGCAAGAAACCGTACCGTGGTCAAGGGAAATAGGGCTACGATTACAGAGACCTTATTTCACTAAGATGTTCAAGTCTGCTTCTGCCGCCCTTGCGGCTATGGTCCTGGCAGCTCCTGCAGCCATTGCTGGTCCTTTCTACGCCAACGTCGAAGCCAACAGCGGCTTTGTCGGTTCCGACTACAGCGCCACTACCACTGATTTCCACATTGGTGTAGAAGGTGCTTCTGGCGTTGCTAGCTACTACCTGCAAGGTGGCCCTAGCTACACGGTGCCTGACGGCGGTGTGGGCAGCACCATTGCTACCGGCAAAATGGGTGGCTCGATTGCGGCCTCTGAACAGCTTTCCGTGTACGGAGAACTCAGTGCCGCATTTGACGACGTGAACTCCTACGGAGCTAAGGCCGGAGCTAAGTACAAGTTCTAATGCCTGTACCGGGAGTACCACCACTTCCGATATTTGACCTTCCGAAGTCTCCGCTTTTGCCAGCTCCTGTTTTGGAGTTGCCAAGGGCGGAGCTTCCGTCTTATGAGGTCATGGTATTTCCTCCTACTTCCGCCCCTCCTCAAGCATCTGTAAAATCACGAACACAAAAGAAAACAGAAGAAAAACCAGAAAAACCGCCACAACCAAAGCTCCCAAAGATACCTATATCTAACGAGGTTACTAAAATTCAGATCCCAGTTCTAGACATTGAGATCCCTGTACCTAGGGCTGAGATCGTCTCTACGGCTATGACAACCAGTGCTGTGAGTGTTGGTGCCGCACTGGCAGCTACAAGCATCTTCAAGCGGCTTGTGAGCGTCTTTAAACCCGTTATCAAGACTGCGGTGAAGAAAATTCAGAAGATGAGGGGGAAGAAGGTTGTATCTTTTGGTAGGCAGCGATTGGAACAACGTCGGAGCAAGCGGCCGCGTAAGGACTTTCTGGCCTGATCATGTACCCAAGGGAGTGGATCTTGGCGCACTCTCGGTACCGCACTAGAAACAGATCAAGACGTTCCTTCTCAAGGCGCTTCCTGGCTGTCTCCTTACACAGTTCAACCATCCCTCCGTCTAGGGGGAAGCTAAAGCTGACCTGTGCTCCGTAGTTCTGGTTTCTGACGTAGGTAGGACTAACGTCGTTGCCGAGAAAGAACGGGGTCAGAACCATCGTCCCTGAGTTACAGGTGTTTCCAGGACCAAAGCTTTGCTGGCTGTAGCCGCCTTGGTTGATCTGCACGGCCTGATTGCTCACAGACCCGCTAGAAGACGCCTGAGGCGCTGCAATGGCCGTTATACCGTCATCCTCAGCCCGTACAGGAGCCGCTAGGACTACTGCGAGAAGACAGACAAGCTGTTGGTAACGGATTCGATGGTGATGGTGCGGCTGATGTCCTCGGTCTCGATTACCCCTGCCGAACGGGAGATTTGCTCGAGCTGAAACTCTGCGCCAGAAGTTGTAATGCTCCACGTTGTATCTGCGGCGTGAATAGCGCCACTCGGAGTTACGTTATAGCCAGAAGTATAAGTGTAATCACCACCGTATCTTTCGATGGCAATAGTTTCAGAAATGTCAGTTGTCGTAGTTGTCGTCGAAGTCATAGAACCCTGAGTGAAGTTCGGGGTTACAGACTGTGCGTATGCCGGACTAACTAACAGAACAAGAAACAGGAACAACTTGTTCATCGTTTTGGAGCGGGTTCTGTTTTAACTGTAGGTTCTTTAGCTTCTGGTTTATTACTTGCTCTAGAAATTCCATAATTAGCTAAGCACCCAGTAAAGATGCTCGCAACAAAAGTCGGATCAGCTCGAATGATTTCTAGGTAACCAGCAGTCAGGATCGTCGCTGACCACCCAAGAACAGCAAGTTGTACAATTTCGTGTATCGGTTTTTGTGTGCCAGGTTCTTTAGGTTTAGTATCTTTCACACCCTTGCCTAAAAACTGCATTTTTCTTAAATTCTATTTGTAATAAACGTACTACGTGTCATGCCGTTTAAGTCCGAAAAACAGCGTAAATATCTCTATTTTCAGAAACCCGAAGTGGCCGCTAAATACGCCCAACACAAAGGCAGTAAAGGCGGTAAAACCAAGACTGGTTACAAGACTAAGTAGTCTGTTACGCTGTCTCAGCAGTTAACTGCCTAACTGCAGTCTTATGTAAACCCTATTCGGAGCATGAGGCGTTACTCGCCACCACCCTTTGGCCAGAGCAGTGTCAGCGCGTGAGCGGCTGCATAGGGAGCAATACTTTTGTTGGAAAAAGTGGCAGTATAAGTAAAGGGTACAAACTAAATAATGGCTCTGAACATTACCTCGTCTCGTAACCGCTCAAAGCGGAAGAGCAACAAGCCAGTTACTAAAGGTCAAAACCCTCAACGGGCTAATCGCCAAGCAGTTAGTAACGCTAAGGTTACTACTGGCGAAAACCGTCTTCCTCGTTCGCCGTTTGGTCCTCAGCGTCCTTCACGTCAAGGACCTACTGACGACTCGTTGCGTCAGATCCAACGGAACAAGTTCCTCATGGGTGAGGAGAACGAGAAGATTACTCGGGGTAAAGGTACGCCTTCTGGAACCGGTAACCGCTTTAGCATCGGCTCGTTCGTTGAGTCGGCTGTGCGCTCAACCCTTGGTCGCTACGCTCCTGCGCTTGCAGCTGGTTATGCAGTTCTAGAGCCTAAGCCTGTTGCTGATGGCACTCTTACCGCTGCTCGTGAGCGTGGTGATTACAAGCCCTCTCAAAATATGCGCGGTGCTGACGAAGGGTTGACTCGTGCTGAATCCTTTGACAAAGCTTTTGCTAGCGCTCGTGACGCTGGTAAGTCCACCTTTAAATGGCGTGGACGCAACTACAACACCAAACTCAAAGGAGAGTAATCATGGCTAGTAAGAAGAAGGGACCCTGCTGGAAGGGGTACGAAATGGTTGGTATGAAGAAAAAGGGCGGCCGACCCGTCCCTAACTGTGTTCCTAAAGGTGGTAAAAAGTAATGCCGTCATTTGAAATTAAGAAAGGCACAAAGAAGCCTTCTGGAAGCGGTCCTAGCCTTCCTCAAACCGGTGAGACCAAGGTGCTACCTAAGGGTCACCCATACCGCCAAGGGGCCATCAACGTTCGTTCTGCCTACCTACTTAAAGCAAAGAAAGGTTTTGAAGGCAGAGCTTGATGGATCCTTCCTTCGTCCTATCGCTAGTACTAGGCGCTGCTTCCGTTGGAGGTGGCGTCTTTGCTTGGACGAGTAAACGTCTGTATCATTTCGAGAACCGTCTTGATCAAGTCGAGATGACGTTGCACAAAGAGTTTGTTAGAAAGGACGAGTTAATGCCGATGATGGACCGCTTAGATCAGCGGATTCAGCGCATCGATGAAAAACTCGACCGTATCTTCTTCAATGGCCGAAATCCGTCTGCGTGACGTAGCGATGTACTACAACAATCAGGAGCATCAGAACTTTGCTCTTGATTTCTTGCAGGATCACATCCCTGACGGAATCTTGGCCAAATTTGCAGATTATTGGAAAAGTGGTCCAAAAAACGTCGTACCTAACGACGGTCGAGTATCTTGATGGAGAACTCGTATAAATAGCTATGGATTTTTCTGATCCTGCTGTTCAAGCGATCCTGTGGTCGCTGGCCTTTGCTGTGTCCGAATTGATCGGTGCATCAAAGATGAAGGAAAATGGCCTCGTACAATTGGGGTTGAAACTGTTTAAAACCGCTTATGGCAGCTTCTCCAAAAAAGGCTCTAAATAAACCTACAGGTCTCGCATCAGAAGACGATCTGTATTCACTCCACCGACTGGTGGCTACGAAACTGATTGATCAACTGAATCGTGAGGATGTAAAAGCTTCTGACCTTGCTAACGCTATTAAGTTCCTCAAGGATCAGGGTATTACTGCTCTGAACGGTGGTGACGTTAGCGCTATCTCTGAAATGATTTCTGCACTTCCAGAAGTCGATATTAAAAAGGTTAGAAGCTATATTGGTGCATAGGGACACAAAACCCTATATGTACCAATCAAGACCCCCGGTATGGTGATTAACTCGCCTGCTGGGGGTTTTGTGTATCTAACG